ATTCTGGCTATCTAGGCGTCGATCCGATTCATCTTGCAGACCCGCCGGAGATCAAGACAACGCGTACCGACGCAACTGACGGCGCCGATGACTTTTTTGACGATAATTCCTCGCCGGAGATGGGTGTTTTCGACTCTGTACTACCCGATCCTGACAGCTAAATAACACGCAAAATCGCGGCATATTAAGTACGCGCACGTTTTCGTAATCGTGCCTGTTTTACTAACCGCGAGGAGTTTTGTCTCCACTGGAGGTCGGATGAATGCGTGTTGATGTTGATCGGTACATGTTAGTGGTTTACCAAGGTAGACCGGTGCACCAGCAGAAAAAGCTTGGAAACGATATCGCTGTCACTTTCTACGACGGCACTCAGATAACAGTTTCCGAGCGCAATTGGCTGACGCATAAGAAATCGGTCTTTGTACCAAAGAATCTTGGCCCGCGTAACGTGGTCGCCAAGGATTGGAGCAAGTACAGTTCGTTGTGTAATTAAAGTCAACAACCCCTTTTGTAAGAGGAATAGCAATGGTCAACGTCAAGAAGTCGAAGTTCAGCACGGTCAACCCACACGAAGCCGGCGAGTCCTGCAGTCGCTCTCAGGAAAGGTATCGTGATTTGATTCGTCAGTTCAACGGCTGCTACAAGAAGTTAATCGGTCGTGACGATTTGCTAGTGCTACCGGGAAATAAATGCAAGCACGCCCCGGACGAGCCGCGCCCGGTGCATCTCGACCTTCCGCGGTGGAAGAGTCGTCCTGAGTTTGTGGTGTTACGCGTCGGGCCGGAGCGGATGACGCTCGGGATCGGACGATCGGAGCATCGCGATGGCGGGCTGTTCTACATGAACGGCAACGGCTCGCTGCCGTGTGAGTTCGACTTCTGCCAAATGCCCCAAAAAGGGGCGCGCGGTGAAGTCCTCGATGGTTTCAAACAGCACAAGCTGTTTGCGTTGGGTTGCGACCTGCTCCAGCGATTGCTGGAGACTCAGGACGAGCCGGCGGGAGAGCTCGTGCTTCCGCGGTTGTTGATCAAGACCAGCCGAGGGCGGGTCGACATTGACGAGAGCAAATTCGCCGCGATGGTAGCGGCGATCAGGCCAGAGCTGCGTGACGCTGATTATGAACGCAAAAAGCGCGAAGAGTCGGTCGTCACACATCTCGGCGAGACGTACTGTGACGCAGCAGTTATGTCTGATGAAGCCGTCAAGGACGGGTTCATTGAGAATCGTGCGTACGAGGACTACAGCGCGTTGCTTGGCACAACGCGAAGTAACCCTTTCAGGAAGATTCATCTTGCAGTCAATCCCGCTTTCGCGGTTTTGACGGAGATGAACTTGCCTCTCGACTGGGCGTCAACGGCGACGACCGGGCTGGTCGACAAATTGCTGAAAGAGATGCGCGCCCGGCTACCACTGCCGGAACGTGCGCTCGATTCAGACTTGCTCGACGCACTTGAGAACCCGGCCCAGCCGGTAAAGTTTTCGGTGCCGGTGGAGAAGGTGCCGCTGCCGGCAATCGTGGGAGCGATGAGAAACGCCTTGCCCAAGGGCGCGGCTCTTCGTCACGCTGTGGAGGACGCTGATCTGCTCGCCGCGGCGCAGAAGCCGGACGAAGATCTCTTCGTGCGTAATTACTCGAAGATTCAGGTGTTCTCGCATGAGAGCATCCGTTTCCCGAGCTACGCTACGGGTAGCTTCTTCGCACGTCCTCGTGCAACTGGACTGGAGCTTGCGTGAGGCACTTACTCCAACCTAAATCGGTATCGGTCTTGTCTTGGTTAATCCGGAGAGATCCGGAACCAAAACCGCTACCGGTGTTTCCTGACGACACGGAAACAAGGTTGGTTGTGGCGCATCTGTTAAACGGAAAATGTTACGCAGAAGTGGTAATAGATGACAAACATCTGTTATCGATTTGCGGTAAAGGTTTTCCGTTCGGCCGGATGTTTTTCCACGTAAAACATGTTGACCTAGCCGACTGCTGCGTTACACTACCAGCACCGGCGAATGGGGAGCGGCCGTAAGGCCGCCCCCCTTTTTTTAGCTATCGGAGCTTGTATGACAATAAACGGCTATAAAGATCCGTCAAAAGAAACGCTGGAAAGCGGCCGGTCAGTTGCTGACGCCATGCGTTCAACTGGGCTGAAGGGGTTAAAAGGAGTTATTGTGTCGCCGGCCGGGATCGACGGTAGGGCAACCAACTTCAACCCGCACGATAAACGCAACATTAGCATTAACATAGAACCTGATAGCGGTAATTCGCAGACGCTCACGCTGGCTGACTTTACAAAAGATGCTGTAAGCGCCGCGGTCGCTCGCGCTAAAACACAAATAACGGGCAACGACATCGAATCAATTAGAGAGCGCTCGGCTATGGTTTTTGAAGAACTCGCGTCGGTGGCTAATTCTGGCGTAGCGCGTAAGCCGGTCCACGTGCCGCCCGTACCGCCTCCTGTCCCCGCTAAAGCCGCTACAGCGCCGCCAGTGCCCGACGCACCAGCCCCCGACATCGACCGCAGCTACAGCCCTATGGCGGCTTTTGGGCTCAAACGGACGCCACAGTCGAGCCAGAAGTCTTTGCCGGTAACTAGCGCAGCCGCCATCGGCCCGCCCAGCAAACTGCTCTATTTTGAAAAAGAGGGGATCGGCACCGTTCCCGCCTTTTTCCACGATGTTGTCATAGACATTAATATCAGCGAAGATACATTATTGGAAAGCGGTTTTATCGTATTAATTTACGACCTACGGTTTGAGCAGGCGACCGCTCGGTGGTTCCCGCCATCCGACGACCCCTATAAACGCCCGTGGGCCGTGCAAATTCACAACGAGCGCCGGCTCTACCTTGTGCATACTACCGGTTTCCAGTACGTATACGACAACCGCGAATTCTGCGTGTTGCTCGTCGAAAAAGCAGTAAACGCGGAGTAATTATCATGGAAAAATACGGTGTAGTTAACACTGGTGTAACGCCAGAGCTGGATTCGACCGAAACCAAGACGGCTGCAGATTGCGTCAGAACCAATATTGTGGATAATAAGAAGCAGACTATTGACATTCTTGACGCGGATTTTCGGAAAAGAGCGGCTGTCGCAGCTGCTGCAAAATTAAACCGTTAATTAGGCTGCGCCGTGGTCTCTCCAAACACGCTTACAAATCATTTTGCCGCGTCTGGGCCGGGCGTGTCCGCGGACGATAGGTTTCCGGACCCGTTCTGCGATATCGCATCCCTATCGATGCCTGAGTCTATTCAGGCCGCGCTCAGGTGGTGCGAGTTCATCATGAACTGCAACGGCGTATACCGGCAGGCCATTGACCGTGTGGTGTCTTACTTTCTTACCGACATCCAGATTGAGGATCTTGGTAAGAACGAGCTTGGCCGAGAAGAGAAGGACAAGTACGAAGAGTTTTTCAATAACACCATTGGGATCAAAAACGCACTGCACTCTGTGGCAATGGATTATTTAACGTACGGAAACAGCTTCACTACGCTGCTTGTACCGTTTCGGCGTTACTTATCGTGCAAGAAGTGCGGTCTCGAAATGCCGCTTGCGCAGATTTACAATAAGCCAGCTTGTGCGTTTAAATGGCAGAACTTTCAGTTTCACGCCACGTGTCCGCAGTGCAAGTACACGGGCGAATGGGCGCACATCGACAGGCGCACCAGCGACACTGCTGATTTGAAGATCAAACGCTGGAGTCCGCACGAAATTGAGCTTCTGTGGGATCCGTACACAGACGACGTTCGGTACGTGTGGCGTATTCCAGAAGACTATCGCACGCTGATCAAGCAAGGCCATCTCCACCACCTTGAGCGCGCCAGCTGGGAAGTCATTCAGGCTATCAAAGACAACAAGAACCTGATGTTCGATAAGGACGTTGTGTTCCACCTGAAGGAAGACTCGCTGGCTGGCTTGCGTAATCGCGGCTGGGGTATTTCTCGTATTCTGGCTAACTTCCGTCAGGCTTGGTACGTGCAGATCCTTATGCGCTATAACGAAGCTGTGGCGCTGGACTACGTTATCCCTTTCCGGGTAATTACGCCGGCTCCACGTGGCGGCGACGCACAGTCCAGCGATCCTGTGCATACTATCAACCTCAGCAGCTTTACAGCTCGCGTGCAGTCTATGTTGCGGGCACGCCGGTCAGATCCGGCGCGTTGGAATGTGCTGCCGTTCCCTGTCAATTATCAGGCACTCGGCGGCGACGCGTCTCAGCTAGCGCCAAAAGAGCTTATTGATCAGGGTCTTGATACGCTGCTCAAGTGCATCGGCATGCCAGTTGAGCTGTTTAACGGCACGCTGACTATGCAGGCTGCTCCCGCCGCCCTTCGCGTGTTTGAAGCGAATTGGGGCCATCTTCCGCATAACTTAAACCGCTTCCTAGGCTACATCGCTGAACAGGTAGCTAAGATCAAGTCGTGGGAGCCGGCCGCTGTCACATTAACACGCGTAACGCATGCCGACGACCTCAACCGCCAGATGGCCAAGCTCCAGCTCATGATGGGTGGTCAGATCAGCAAGAGCACGGGCCTCAAGTCCGTGGGTCTCGACTACGACGAAGAGACAAAGCGCACGCTCGAGGAAGAACGCATCTACGCAGACGAGCAGGCGAAGATGCAGAAAGAAATGGAACAGTCGCAGCAAATGGATATGCTGACGCAGGCAGACCCGATGATGGGCGGCGTCGGCAATGCGGGTGCGGGAGCCACTGGAGCGCCGCAACCGGGCGCTCCAGCCGGTGCACCCGGTGCTCCGCCGAATCCTGTCGACCAGTTCTTGCTTCAGCGGCAAAACAGCCCAAATATTCCGCGTACACCAGACGATCTGCAGGCGCAGGCGCAGCTTATTGCGCAGCAGCTTATGTCGTTGCCGGAAAGCCAGAAAGACAGCCAGCTCATCAAGCTCAAGCGCTCCGACCCAACGATGCATGCGCTTGTAAAGAGCATTATTGGCGATATCAGACAACAGGCGCAGCAGCAGGGTGGCGCCATGGTTCTAGCGCAGCAGTACGGCGGCGGTCAGGGCGGTGGCGGACAACCGGCAGCGTAATGTTGTGAGACAGGCATGCACGTCGGTATCTACACCCACTACGCCCACTGCGATCAAGCGTATCTCGCTATCAGGCTCGCGCAGCTATTCCGAAAAATCGACATAGATTTCGATATCTATTCGGACAACTACCCCGGCAAACTTTGCTTGCCGTACGATAATGCGGTAGTTACCAAGGATGTTGTGAAATTTACGGAATGGGCAAAAAAGCAGCGCGTCATTATCTGGACGCAAATTCCGCGCGTAGAACAGCTTAACTTTGCAAAACGCAAAGGCATTAAAACAATTCTTGCGCCTATGTGGCAAGAACTTGTACCGCCGTTTAGACGCGCGCTACGTTCTGCTGAGCATGTCGTCAGCATGAGCACAGAATGCCAAACTTTGTTTGAAGACATTTACAAGGTCAAGTCAAATCATCTTATTCCGTATGACACCGGGCTACCCATTATCCGAAAAGAGCGTGGCGTCAATCCGCGTAAAATACGCATACTGTTGCCGTGGTTTGATAGAAACGCGCGGTGCTCTGGCGGGCAATTTATCGCTATTTTGAAGTTCATCATCGAGCGCATGGAGGAGGCGCACCTCACAGTCGCCATCACGCCAAGCCATTTTTCGCCGGCTATCGTTAAGTTTTTCAACACCTTGAGCAAAAATTGCGCCGGCCGCGTCACTGTTGTTCGCGGCACGCCGGTACACAAACGCGCAGATATTTACGCCGAACACGATCTGACGCTCAGTCCGTCAGAGTGTGACAACTACGGGTTGTGCGCATTGACGTCTATCACGATGGGTACGCCTGTAATTGCCGCGGCCGTCCCGCCGCAAACTGATTTCCTTTATCCGGATAACAATGCCGTTCTCGTAAAGACTAAGTTGGACTACGATGAAAACGGCGTTGTACACGCGTTGCCAGATTATGAGCATTTTGGCTATGTACTGCAGGAACTCATAGCAGAGCCGCACTACATTCAACGCATGAATCAGAAAACAAGTTTTAACCTCAACACCCGAAGGCACCAGTTTGAAACTGGCTGGGCTAACATTCTAGAAATGTGACTTCGGTTATACGGCGCATGGAGGTGCCTATGAGCAAACAAGAGCTAAATACGACTGCGATTGTGGAGTTTGCGCGGTCTACGTATGCGGGGGCAGAAACTCGCACGGGGGTATTGGTATTTACTCATTGCGTGAGTGCGGCTAGGCTGGCCGAACAAATCGCGCACAAGCTATTTGCTGATATGCGCGGGGATCTTGTACCGCAGGATGTTAACGACATAATCGCGGCAATTGTGAATTCAGCTTTGTTAGCCGAAACAATCAATACGCAACGCGTCGATTTTGAAGCGATTGTCGACGCGTCGAATGTGCAAATAGCGTCAATGGTAGCTACGCTTAGTCGCGATCTTCGGCTTGTTGAAACAAAACGCGACATTGAATACAGAGGGCGTTTAAGCCAGAGTCCTGTGGCTACTCAGATCGTTGCTGTCGCCGGTATTGTTTGCGCTGCTACAGAGGTAGTGGAGTTGCTCAAGCAAAACAACGTTGCAGCGATTCCAAAATCGCGTAAAATTCTGGCCCAACTTGACGCAGATCTTTTAGCTATTCACGCGGCTTCTCGGTATTACGTGCTGCGGCTGTACACGCATGCAGCGCGTAATCTGATCGTAGACGCTAATCAGATAATCAAGAAGATACGCAGCGAAGTAAAAACGGCCCGCATGATAGAGAAACACACAGCGTCATTGCGCAGCAAAATAGCGGCTAAAGCGGCTATTCGAGAACCTAAGCAACAAAAGGAGAAACAAAGTGGCAAAAAGCGCGCTTCTCGAGAATCTGTGTGACGAATACTGCAAAACACAGACTGATGACAACGTGAAGCAAATACTAGATGCGTTCTGCCAGTTCGCGGCCGAGCAGCTTAAAACGCGTAGCATCGTTGGCGTGAATTATGTTCTAGACGGTCTCGCGTTACGCTTTGCCGATGGCACAGATCTCTCGATTTTGTCGGACTCTGAGAATTCGTTTTCTGGTAGTCTTCCTGTGCAAGTTACTGGCGGCGCGCAAAAACTTAATGCGCGCGCAGATACAGCTGTTTCACCCGCTTTTCCAATTACCGGGAGATAGCGCAGACATGTTTGTTTGCTTTGAAGGAATTGACGGCGCCGGCAAATCTACGCAAGCCAGTATGCTGTACGATAGCCTTACGCGGTCTGGTTTATCAGTCGAGCTTGTACGAGATCCGGGCACGACGCGCCTCGGGCAAGCTATCCGGCAGCTCATCCTCGATTGCGACGAACCAATTACGGCTGCGTCGCAGGCTTTGTTGTTCTCTGCTGCCCGCGCGGAGCTGAGCAATTATGTGCAGCAGCGCATAGACGAAGGCAAGATTGTCATCTGTGATCGATGGCTGCTGTCGACTCTTGTGTATCAGGCTGGCATTAGTGAAGACCTAATTCTTGCCATTTTTAATAACACGTGCCTGATCCCAGATATGTGCGTGCTGCTCGATATAGATCCAACAGCGGCCGAGGGGCGGCGGTCCGGCACGCGCCGTAAAGACAGATACGAGCGGGCGACGCTGGAAGACAAAGAGTTCCGCCGCGCTGCTTATCTCAAATACTCAACGATTGAGCAATGCGCCCGCAATGTTCAAGTCTTTGACGCTAGTGCCGCGGAGACGGATCTCCACGCGCAAATTGTTGAGGCTTTCTTCTCGGTTAACTCGCAGCAATGGAGTCTTCTGTGATTAATACCGCCCCGTCGGCACACGACCTTACCGAAATATGCACTGCGTTGTATCGGATTGCGCAGAAACACGTAACGCCAACTGCGTTCGCGGACATCAACGAACTGCTCCATATTTCAAAGATTCTTGCGGCCAACGACGTACCGGTAGAGACGGCGGCAAAACTCAAAGCCGCCGTAGACGATCATATCCCAGCAGTGGCGAAGCAGTCAGCTGATTATCGGCTTCTGCGGGCCCAGTTCCGCGCGGCTTTAAGCACAATAGCCGACCTTGGCCGTAGGGACAGTAAAACTCATAAAAGCGAGTTTCACGAAGGTGTGCACGCTGGTTTACGTAAAGCGGCTAAAATTGCGATAATATTTCTTGACGACTTAAACGACAATACTGTGTGGGCAGTTCCGACTGCGAGCAGTGTTAAAACGAGTCGCATGGTACGTTAAATTTAAACGGGCGTTTCGGAGGCTAATTAGGCTGTGGCTACGATAACAATAAATAAGGACGCGGCGATAGAGTTTAAAACACTTTGCCAAAATACGCCGCCTGACGCGTCGCCGTTTGTAATTGTACAGGTCGGCAATTGGGATATTGACGGGAAAAAGACTACCGGAATTATAGTAGACTGCAGCGGCCCTGATGACGCTCCGGCAGTGCTAACGGGCGACAACGCGCGCAAGCTAGCAAAATGGTTAACGCGCGCTGCTGACTCGCTAGATGCGTCTGACAACCGCAGTCAAAAAAAGAAACGCACACACTACGAACAAGACGACGAAGAATACAAGTTTTAACAGGTGAGCTATGCGAAGTTTACGTATTTCGGATTTGCCGTTAAAAACATCGGTAGACGCCACTGACATTATGATGATTATTGACGCCCAGTACGGCGCTGCAAATTACATCAGTAAGCGCACAACCGTCGGCGATATCATCAATCTTGCGCAGTCTTATTTTGTCGCTAAAATCGATTTTGGCAGCATCGTATCGACCATTAACGGGCAAAGCGGTAATGTAGTATTAACGCTTCCGACGCTGGCAGATATAGCTTTTAGCAACCCAACAGACGCTGACTTGGTGGCCTACGACGGTTTGGCGCAGCGCTGGGTAAACAAATCGCTTGAAAACGAAGTCTTGGATTGTGGGACATTCTAATGCCTGACAAAATACAATTTCGCCGTGACACAGCTGCTAATTGGCGGACGTTCAACACGTTGCTGGCGTCTGGCGAGCCCGGCTTTGAGACGGACGTGCGGTTGTTTAAAGTTGGCGATGGCGTAACCGCATGGAATACGCTCCCTTACGCTAATCTGCCCGATCCTTCGCTGGCCGGCGGTCGGTTGTCTATATATCAGCATGTGCCAGTGGTTGCGCCCAATCCGGGGTTCTTTAACCCAACACCGCCGTCTATTCTCTACTACGTGCCGTATAAATCTAATTTGATCACGCTCTGGACGCACGGCGTAGGTTGGCGTACTCGCGCATTTGACACAAATACAGCAGTATCATTAGTTGGTTTACCGGGCAACACGAACTATGACGTTTTTGCCTCTGATGTGAACGGTAGCGTGCAGCTTTCGCTTGTTGCGTGGGCAGACAATTGGACCCGAGCGACCATCGCCGGAATTCCGGGGTGCGGAACTGCCGGAATTGTTAGGCATCAGGGCGTTATGGTGCAATGTGGTGACGTATCAAAGCGTTATTTAGGCACTATTCGGACATCTGCGGCCGGCGGTAGTACGCAAGACAATTTCTGGCGCCGGTTTGTATACAATCACGACAATCAGGTGCTAACAACAACTTTTTGGCAGCACGGTATTGCCCATACTTACTCTTCTAGCTTCTGGCGCCAATGGGATAACGGCAGCTACGGCGACGCCACACAGACAGCGCAAGCAGCAAACAAAATACAGATTGTTACAGGCGCGTGGGCGCCTATTGCCGTCAGACTTGGCACCTATATGCGGTATGGCAACGTCGCGCTGATGGTTTACGGCGCGGCAGCGCAACGTCACGGCAACCCGGCTATATGGAACGGCATAACGCCATTCGGCGAATTTACTGGTTACGGCATGGCGTCTACAAATATAAACATCATAAACCCAACACCGCTTGGCGGCGGGTCTGTAATATCGCAACAGACGAGCGTAACTTACGGTCAGAATCAAATAGGGCTTATTGAATTTTGGGTAGCGCAGTACGGCTATTCCGACATGAGTTGGTTTTTAAACACGAACATTAGCGCTGACTTAATGATGTAAAATGACTAACGAAATAATTGAAAACACGCCAGATTCGGTAATTTCATCTAGCAGCGTTCCCGTTGATCCGCCCCCGACGCCAGAAGTCGTCGCCGCTGCGCCTTTCCAGCTACCCGATCGGCCTGCCGATATAGCTGACACAAACTGGTTTAATCAGATGGCTGACAACCATCAGTACCTGCACGCTGAAATTGCCGCGATCGCGCCGATTGACGGTATCAGCGGCGGCGCTCAAGATATCCGGGCGTACCAAATCAGTTTTAAACCTGAAGCCACTGAAGAGCAGCGCTCCGCGGCATACGCGCTTTTGTTAGAGTTGCCAGTGAAATTGCGGCGATTGCGTGAACGCGAGGCCGCGTTAGCCGCTGTAGAGCTGTGGTTTAATGAGCAAATTGCCGCCGGGTTTATCGGCCCAAATAACCTGCAAATGGGGCTCAAAACTGAAGATATTACGCTGCTTACTGGTAATTTTGTCATGGCGCAGCAGGCTGTAGCGCTCGGCCTGCCGCTCCCGCCTGTAATAGACATGAACGGTTTGGCGCACTTTTTTGCTAATATTGAAGAGTTGACGCAAGTTATGTTGGCTTACGGTCAGCACCGCGCGAACTTGGCGATGTTCTACGCCGCCCGAAAAGCGGAAGTAGAGGCCGCTTTTGCTGAGCCGGTGTTGACGCTGCCAGATAATAGCCCTGTGTTGCCTGACCCGCCCCCTAGCGACAGCTCAACTAGCGCAGAAAGCACCGACAGCTCAGACGCGCTTGCCACGTAAAAATGCCTAAAAAATTACGTATCAAACGCCGGAAAACGGGTGCCGCCGGCCCGCCATCGACACTCGCGAACGCAGAAATAGCGTTTAGCGAGATATCGCATATTTTGTACTACGGCAAAGGCGGAACCGACGACGTTGCCGGACAAATAATTGCCATAGCCGGCGACGGGGCGTATGTCGCATTAACTGGCCCGCAGACGGTCGGCGGCGCAAAAACATTTTCCGGCGCTGTTGCGTTTACTGCCGCAACTGTTGCGCCCACGCCCTCGACAGTGGATAATTCAACGTTAGTTGCGACAACGGCTTTTGTTAAAAATCAGCAGTATTTAACGTCAGCCTCTGGTATTGACGGCGGTGTATTGTTAGCGCCGGGCGCTGTTAGCACGCTGATTACAACAGAAACCGGCCAGCCAATTTACACTGAAATACTTGGCGCGCTCAACATCGAATAGGCGGTATTATCATGCCAAAAATTTCAGGATTACCTAACGCCACCACCGTGGCACCGTCCGACTTCATAGTCTTGGTAGACAACTCGGCCGTACCAGAAACAAAAAAGGCTACGGCTAATCTGCTTAGTACACTGGCGCCCGTTCAAACTGTAGCTGGCCGGATTGGCGCTGTGGTTCTTTCCTCCAGTGACGTCGGCCTCGGCAATGTCGATAACACAGCAGATTCCGCTAAGCCTGTTAGCACTGCTCAACAATCTGCCCTCAACCTCAAAGCCCCTATCGATAACCCGACATTCACGGGAATCGTCGGCGGCGTGACTAAGAGCATGGTTGGCCTCGGCAATGTCGATAACACAGCAGATTCCGCTAAGCCGGTCAGCACCGCGCAGGCCACGGCCGATACAGCAGTGCAAAATTACGCTGTGCAGCGGGCAAATCACACAGGTACGCAAACGGCCAACACCATTAGCGACTTCGCTACTGAAGCCGCCAAGTACGGGCCAGTGACAAGCGTGGCCAGTAAAACTGGCGCTGTGGCGCTCGGCACTGCTGACATTTCAGGGCTAGACGCGCTGTTAGCCAAAACCGTTTACAGCAACGAGTCAGGTATTTCGGGCGCGTCGCAAATTCTTAATATCGTAACGTTGACACAGGCCGCGTACGACGCTATCGCAACGCCGCAGGCCACAACGCTGTATGTAATTCGCGACGCGTAAGCTCCGGGGAGTATTGCGCGTCATGCAAACCATACAATTAAAACGCGGATCACTTGCTGACCTAATCGCGTTAAATCCGATCCCCGAATCCGGCGAGATGATCCTCGACATGGATTCGGGTAACTTCAAGATCGGTGACGGTGTGCGCGCTTGGGGCGAATTGCCGTATGCTAACGTGTCTATCAGTTCACTGCGCGCGAATCAGATCTCTGATTTTAATGCGGCCGCTACGACCGTCGTATCTACAGTAATACCGACTAAACGGCTAAACGAGCTATTTGACGTCGATAATACCACGCCGAACAACGGTGACGTACTTGTGTCTGTTTTAGGCAGTTGGACGCCCACAGCGCCGTCTGCCATTGCGCCCGCCTTGTGGGTAACAGCCCCCACGTCTTCGACAGCCGCGGGCACGTCCGGTCAAATAGCCCGCGACGCCAATTATTTCTATCTTTGTGTCGCGCCGAGCACGTGGGTACGGGCAGCATTAGAAACGTGGTAATGCGTGTAATATGTTGAAATTTGGTTCAAACACACCTACTGCGTTTAAAGTTGGCGGGGTTTCCGTTTGTCGGCTATACCTTGGCAGCATTCTTGTACACGACGGCTGCGTTAGTTCGTCAAGTAGCAGTTCCAGCTCAAGCTCCCACTCCAGCTCAAGCTCCCGCTCCAGCTCCAGCTCCAGCTCTTCTAGTACAAGTTACGCTGACGGCTTAGTGGCAACAAAGTACAGCGGATACTTCGACGACACGCCCACGTTTTTTGATACTGCGCCAGTCATTTCTACGCAGATCGCATCTTCGGTAACGCTGGGTTATCCGTACGGGGACAGCGGCGAAGATCTCTTCAGTTGGCAGTGGTTGGGCTACTTTAAGCCACAAGTCACAGCAACTTACACTTTTGCGTTAGAGTCTGACGACGGTAGCTTAATGTGGATTGGTGAGACTGCGTTAACTGGCTACTCCGGCGTGAATGCGCTGATAGACAATGGCGGCATTCGCGGCTCCCAAAAAAGATCAGGTTCTGTAGCTTTGACCGCGGGCGTCTACTACCCCATACGCATACAGTACGGCGAGAATCTCGGCGGCGAGACGATGACGCTGACCTTTGCAGCTAATGGCGTAATAGCCGAGACCAGTAACGGCGCCGGGTATTTCTTTCACGCTGTCGGCGCTCCTCTGAGCTCTAGCTCTTCCAGCTCAAGCTCTAGCTCCAGCTCCAGCTCTTCCAGCTCAAGCTCTAGCTCCAGTTCTAGCTCTTCCAGCTCCAGCTCTTCAAGCTCCAGCAGCGCCGACTCATCAAGTAGCTCAGGCGCCGCATTCGCGATCACTGCGCAACCGCGGAATAACTTCTCTACCACATACACTGACGCCGCTAACTTTAGCGTTACAGCCACAGGGTTCGGCACATTGTCGTACCAGTGGCAGGGCTACTACTACGACTACAACACCGGTAACTACGGCTGGAACGACATCAGCGGCGCAACTACGGCTACACTTAATCTGTCTGGCAGCGCAGCGAGCAATTACGGTATAGATTCGTATAGCACGGGCGGCATGATGCAGTTGCGCGTCGTGGTCACGGACGCTTTTGACTCGGCTACGCTTACAAGTCAAACCGTGCGCTGGATCGACTACTCGATGGTTTCGCCGTACGCAGATTTTTACGGCTACAACGGGTCGTATTCGTCCGGCAGTACGGCAGTTGGCGGCGTAACGTATTCAAATCTCTCGCTGCAAGAAGACGAAGTAGTTTACGTAAACGTATACGATTACGGTTATACGTCTTTTGATACATCTTGGTATAGCAGCGACGCGTTTACAGTTAAGCTCCAAAGCTCGGCAAACGCTACAACGTGGACAGACGTTGAAACATTTAACTATCGCGGGTCCGGTTTTTACATCAATACTACGCTCGCCGCGCAATATGGCGTTATTTATTATCGCGTGCTAGTTATCGGGAACTGGCCGCTTACTGCTACGAATAGCACGACGTCTGCAAGCCGGACTGCGCTTCAAATTGTTGCGGCTTCATACAAGCTCACATGGCCGCCGCTTACGTCAAAGATATTTGCAACGTACCTCGCGGCTGACGTAATGGCTAGCCAGACGGAGACCAACATCGTCGATACGTATTTAGGCGCTGACGTAATGGCTACGCAGAACGTCACTAATATTGTGGATACGTATCTTGCTGCTGACGTAATGGCTACACAGAACGTCACCAACATCGTCGACACGTATCTCGCTGCTGACGTTATGGCTACGCAGAATGTGACTAACCTTGTAGATACGTATTTGGGTGTTGACGTACTTTGCGCGGATACGACGCTGACAATCACACCACGAAGCAGCTCTAGCAGCTCTAGCAGCTCCAGCTCTAGCTCAAGTAGCAGCTCTAGCAGCTCTAGCAGCTCTAGCAGCTCCAGCTCTAGCTCAAGTAGCAGCTCTAGCAGCTCTAGCAGCTCTAGTGCCGCTGCACCCGCAAACCTGTTCACCGGCTTTGAGCGATATACCGACAACTATGGCGGCAGCATTGGCATTGTTCCGTTCCCCGCGACTTGGTCCCACACCGCCAACTCTATCACTGCCACAATATCGCCTGCTGTTCAGGGAGTGGGAGGAAACCAGCCCCAAGACCTCCTGTTCACACTCAGTGGCAACAGCGGCACTATAACTCGGTCGTTCCCCAACCCGCGCGGGATGTATTTTTCCGATAACCTCTTTCGCTCTACAGTCAATCACGGCGGCGGGCAGTTGGAAAAGGACGGCAAGTTCGACTATTGGAACCCTTCATCTCTGAACGCTGGTAACT